GTGGACGGATATAATGAGATGTTGAGAAGATTGAAACCCGAGACAGTACTATTTTACGGACAGGTTCCGGAAGAATGTACAGGAAACATTGTAAAGATTAAGTCGTTCGGTGAAGAACTGACGGAAAGGAAAAGAGGTAAATAAAATGGGGGGGCGTGGAAGTGCAAGTAATTTGCAAAATAGGAAAGCCGATATAATAGCCTTTCCTACAAAGAATTCTACTAAAAAAACGGGTTCTTGGAATTATCCAGGAATGAGTGAAAGGACAGAACAACTTAAAGATGCGGTTGAAAAAGCGAATACAAGAGCGAAAGTAAGCAGTGCATACAGAGGGTTGAAAGGACATGAATCTAATCTGATAGCGAATATTAATAATCCGAAAGAGGATGGTGACAAGAAAGTGTTAATGACGGAACTCAGAAAGACAAGACAGCTTTTGCGAAAATTAACAGACAAAAAGATTTTGTGATGATGGAAATGTATGGTTTAATGCTGGGAGGTAGATAGCATGGCAAATCTAAATAGCATTGCTAAGAAGTTGCAGAAAGCAATAATGCAAAAAGGATTAGTTATAAAGATGGGGACAAGTCAGTTTTATTCTGTGGAGCAAAATAGACTTATCACCATGTACATCCTATCTACCAGAGTGTTAGAGCGAAAGAAAAACGGTGAATGGAAATATTATGATTATGAAATTATCCGAACAGCATCACAGATAGAGATTGTAAATTGTTTGAACGATATATGGAGGGCGGTGAAAGAATGATTGAGACTTATGCGGAAAAAACAGAAAACATGATTAAAGAAGAAATGCAGAAGAAACTCAGTGACATGATTACAAAGAATGAAAAGCTGAAAGAAAAGAATGAGTATCTGCAAAAAGAGGTAGAAGAACACAACAGACAGAACGGAACAATACAAGCGCTCAACATTGCACTGGATGTCATTACAGACAGGTACAGTAACCGCAGAAAGAAACTGTGTAGAACAGGCAAGGGCGGTGAGTAGCATGGATGGATATATGGAAGAGGGTGGGTAGATGTCGAAAGGAAAAGAACTTACTCCGAAGCAGAAAGCGTTTTGTGATGAATACCTTATCGACCTAAACAGGACAAGGGCATATAAAGCAGTGTACAAGAGCGTAAAAAGTGATGCAGCAGCGAGGGTAAATGCAAGCAGACTGCTAACAAATGCTAACGCAAAAGAGTATATTGCAGAAAAAATGAAGAAAATTCAAAGCGAGAAGACTGCCGACCTTGAAGAAGTAATCCAGTTCTTCTCTTCTGTGATGCGTGGAGAAGTAAAAGATCAATTTGACCTTGACACTGCTATATCCGACCGCCTGTCTGCAGGGCGTGAACTCATGAGATGGTATGAGAAAGCCGATGGAGAAGAAAAAGAAACCGGTGGAATCACAATCATAAATAACATTCCAAGGCCGGAGGGCGCAGATGGGGGAGATTAAGCTTACAGATGTGATAGCTCCGGCTTTTTACGGCGTACATTGGGACATCATAGATGGAAAACATACGTATTATGATTTGTCCGGTGGCCGAGGTTCGACTAAATCATCGTTTGTCGGTACAGAGATACCACTTGGAATGATGCAAGACGCAGTAAATGGCATACACTCAAATGCGGTTGTATTCCGAAAAGTTGGGAATACACTAAGAGAATCGGTATTTGAACAAATCGCATGGGGAATAGATGCGCTTGGAGCATCGGACGAATGGACATCAAGCTTAAGTCCTATGCAGTATGTGTATAAGCCGACAGGACAGAAGATAATCTTCCGTGGATTGGATAAGGCAAAAAAGACGAAATCTATAAAGATTAGCAAAGGATATTTTAAGTACTTATGGTTTGAGGAATTGGACGAATTTGCCGGAATGGAAGAGGTACGAATGACACAACAGTCTGTTCTCCGTGGTGGCGAAAAATTCGTTGTTTTTAAATCGTTCAATCCACCGATCAGCAACAGCAACTGGGCGAATAAGTACGTAGCAGAGCCGAGAGCGGACAGCTTAAGGCATAAGAGCGATTATAGATCTGTTCCGGTAGAATGGTTAGGGCAACAATTCATTGATGATGCTGAGTATCTGAAAAAAACCAACCCGAGAGCTTATGAGCATGAATATCTTGGAATCCCTGTAGGACTTGGCACAAATATCTTTGAGCTGTTGGAGATTAGAGAGATTACAGATGAAGAGATAAGTAGGATGCAATCTATCTACCAGGGCGAGGACTGGGGATGGTTCCCGGATCCGAAAGCGTTTTTGCGTGTTGCTTATGTTCCAAATCAACAGAAAGTATACGCACTGGATGAATTGGGCGGTTGCAAAATAAGGAACAGCGAGATGGCACGACAGATAAAAGAAAAGGGATATGATGATTGCGCTATCTACTGTGGAGTGGATGAAGAAGAGAGCATTGTTGACTTTCGAGATGCCGGACTTCCGGCACGTAAAGCAATCGTGACACCGGGTAGCCGGAAGTATACGTTTGAATGGTTGCAATGCCGTACATTGGTAATTGACCCAAGACGGACACCAAGATTGTACAAAGAAGTTATAGAGTATGAGCATGAGAGAGATGGCAATGGTGAAGTGATAGCAGATTATCCGGACGGGAACGACCACTGGATTGATGCATTGAGATATGCTACTAGTCCGATATCTATGAGACGTGGACAGAGTGCGTAGGAAAAGGTGAGCAGATGGGAATTATAGACAAGATAAAGGCGGTGTGGGATAAAGTGTTTAGAGTAAACGATGCAAAAAAAATATTCGGAATAGAAACGGGACGGTCATCTGATATGGATACGGCCTTAGAAAAGTACAAAAGTATGAGATCTGGTATTCCGTATTGGTGTACCGGTAGGATAAAGCCGACAAGGTTTTCGAACGTAATTTGCCGTGAGATAGCGAACCTCACACTGTTCAATGCAGATATACAGATTACAGGGAATGATGAACTACAAAAGAGATTTGACAGCGTAATGAACACATTACAGGAGAAACAAGAGGAAAGCTGTGCGACCTGTGGAATGATGGTCAAGAGCAATGGTGACGATGTGGAGTTTTTGGATCCGGATTACTTTCTGATTACAGACACCAACACGGACGGGGATGCGTTAGCAGCTATCTTTTTCTCATACCTCAAAAAAAATGACAAATACTACACAAAAGCAGAGTACCACAGATTTGAGGATGTCGGACTGGAACGTGTATACCATATATCCAGTAAGGCTTTTAAATCAGATAACAAAGATATGATTGGTACAGAGATCACACTTGACAGGGTAGATGAATGGAAAGACATTGAGCCGGAAGTGTACGTGCATGGACTGGAATATCCACTGTTTGTCTACTGGAGAAATCCTTACGCAAATGCAGTCGATAAAGAATCTTCGCTGACTGTCCCGGCATTTTCAGAATGCATCGAGGAATTGAGATGGCTCGACATTGCATTAAACATGATGGGGGATGAAACAGAAGATAGTAGGCATATTACTTACGTACCGCAGACAGCTATTGAATATGCAGACAAACACCCTATTGAATTGCCAAGATTCATTCAGGGGATCGAAATGGGAGTAAACGAAGACGGCATCAAAGAGCACGTTCCAACGTTATTAGTAACTGAGCGTGTGGCTGGGATAAACTTCATGCTGTCCATCATCGGGTATAAATGCGGATTCTCAAATGGATATTTCTCTTTCGATCAGAACCAAGGCATACAGACAGCAACCCAGGTAGAATCTGACGATAGACGTACACTGCATACTATCCAGTCATTCCGAAACATTTTGGACGGAAAGAACCATGATGGAGTACTTCACAGAATCATCTACATCCTGTATGCAGTCGGCACAGCAAACGGCACTATTCCGGTATCCAACTACCAAACTGCATGTGATTTTGAAGACCTAGTATACAACTTAGAAGATGATCGTGCACGGTGGTGGAACTATGTGGTACAGGGAAAGGTTCCGGCATGGATGTATTTTGTGAAATTCGAGGGAATGACCGAAAGCGAAGCGAAAGCAATGATTGAAGAAGCACAGGAACAGAATAAGCCGGACAGTGGATTGTACGAAGAATAGGAAAGAGGTGAACCAAAATGGAATATCTTATCATAGACCCGTCAACAAGAAAAATTGCAATCCCCAAAAGCGAACAGCTTTTTGGAGTGTACGGAGAGGGCAATATTGAAAGAAAGTATTTCAAATGCCCTAAGATCGTAGGAGATAATGCCGACTTGTCTGACTGTTACATTTTCGTAAATTACTATACTGCAAAAGGATTGCCGGGGAAATATACCGTAAAAGATGTGAAGGTAGACGGGGAGAATATCACTTTTTCCTGGGAGTTAAAGCCACACATCTTTGACGCAAACGAGGATACATCTATATATTTTGCGGTAGAAGCAAAAAGCAAAGATAAAGTAGAAGTGTTCAGAACCAGTCCGGCTACCGGAAAGGCCAAAGAGACGATAGACACGGATAAAGAGATCGAAGAGACTCACGCCGATGTCATTCTTGACCTTATATCCAGAGTAGACGCATTGGAGAGAGAACCTATCTCCGAAGAGCAGATTGAGAAATCTGTAAAAAGCTATCTGGAAAAGAATCCTATAGAAGAGACGGATCCAACGGTACCAGCATGGGCAAAAGCGGAAGAAAAGCCTACTTATACCGCAGAAGAAGTCGGAGCACTTCCGAGTACGACCGTGATTCCATCGAAACTTTCAGAACTGACAGCGGACGATGAACACGAAACTGTGACAAAGGAAGAGAAACAAGCTTGGAACGCAAAGAGTGACTTTTCAGGAGAATATCGAGATTTACGTGGGAAACCAGAACTTGCGGAATGGGCGTTGCAAAGCAAGAAGCCGACATATACAGCAGAAGAAGTAGGAGCACTGCCGGACACAACGGAAATCCCGAAAAATCTGTCCGATTTACAGGATGATGCAGAACACAGAACAGTTACAGACACAGAAAAACAGAGTTGGAATGACAAGAGTGATTTCTCTGGCGACTATGAAGACTTACAAGGAAAGCCAACAATTCCCACAGTACCAACCACTCTTCCAAACCCACAAGCTCTCACCATCACCTATGGCGGTCAAACCCACACCTACGATGGCAGTGAAGCTGTTGCAATCACCATAGAAACAGGTGGTATAGAGCGTATCGAGAAGCTGTCCACAGACACCACAGTAACCTTAGAGCCTAACAAACTCTATATCTTCCCAGAGATAGAAAACCTTACCTATACCATCGGCGAGGGCACAAGTGAGGTACATTTTATATTCAAATCTGGTGCAACGGCAACAAGAGTAGTACATCCATCCAATGTGAATATCGGTAGCTTTTCGGTCGAGAGCAACAAGGTCTACGAGGTATCAATCTTAGAGGGCTTGCTGACGAGCCAGAATTGGAGTGTGAACTGATATGGAGAGAAGAAGAATATTAGGAAGCGAGGAAGAAAGCACAATGAGCGAAGAATATGAGCTTGTCGGTACTGCAAGCATAACGGAAGAAACGGCTACTGTAGAAATACAGTTGAGTAAACCTTGTACAGATGTATACCTGTTTTGCGAGAATTTAAAATCAACAGCTAATTCGCAGTTATATATTGACATTGGTAATAACAATGTTATGAACGGTGTAAATAGTGAATTATCAACAAATGTGCAAAATACCATTCAGCATATACAGAAGATAGGAAAGACGTGGATGAGGACGGGAAGTAATCATGTACATTATCCGCTAACTACTGCGGGGACACAGATGTATACTGTAAAATTAAGTGCAAATAAGCAAATGCCAGAACAAATTTCCACAATTAAATTAGCAATAGGTGTGGGCAATTCTAAAATCGTATCTGGCACAATAGAAATCTACGGGAGGTAATTGACATGAAACGTAAATTAACACAAAATCTTGTCAGTCAGTCAGTCAGTCAGTCAGCGGATTATAAGCTAGCTGATTCGCTCCTGTCAAGTTGGGCGGTGGAATTATGAACCGCCGGAGAACAATGCTTATGAATGGACAGGAGGAAGATGGAATGAAAGAATGGGGTGAATTGCTGAATGAAAGCAAAGAAGTAACAGACCAAAAGACTGTAGAATTTAATCTTGCTAATGCTGAAAAACATGAGGAATATTGGATATACATACAGATAGAAAAGCATACCGGAGCAGAACAATGTAAAGGTAATTGTAAACCGACAATAAACGGAGCGTATATAGGAGTTTATACATTTAATGTTGATTTTGCAACAAAATGGGACGCATCATATCATATTTGGACAAAGCCAGTAAACGTATTAGAAATGTCAAAAGGCATGAATAGTATACAGTATAATGCAGTTCAAATGTTGAGACAAGTAGAACAAATCGGAAATGAAACAGGTACTGGAAAATTTACTTTAGAATTTCCAGCGAATTATACAGGAAAGATAACAGCAAAAATACTCGGTAGATAGGAGGTTGAAATAAAAATGAAAGAGAATAAAATCCTAACAGACAGACAGACAGACACAGCTTAGTTGAATCTAAATCCTGTGTCAAGTCTGAGAATGCCGTGGAGATATGCTAAGACGGCGTGCAATGATGATGGCAAAGACACAGGAGGTAGAAGAGATGAAAGAGTGGCGACTAATAGCAAAAAGAACAATATCGGAAGGAACGAGCCGTATTGATATTACTACAGATGATGATGGAAAACCATTTTCGTGCAGTGAATTAATGATAGCAGTGAAGTTAAAAGCAGATAAGGATGGAGTAGTCCCTACATACCTATTAAATGGGAAATGGACTTCTGCATATCCATACACTGATGGAAAGAAACTTTCAGCTTCTTGGTTTGATAGCTATGTAATAAAAGCTTGTATTACATCTGGAATACAAATGCAAGAATGTATTGTAAATACTGTTTCCAAGTGGACTACAGCTATTGAGACTGCTATAACATCTTATTCTATTGCTGCGCAAAATGGAAATTTTGCATCTGGAACAGTCTATATTATTGGTAGATAGGAGTTGATACAAAAATGTATGCAAAATTACAAAGCGGATTCTTGCGCAGTGCACCCAAAACCATAGTGTTAGACGGTCGCACAATTAACAATCCATTGCCGGAAGAACTGGAACAGTTAGGATATAAACAGGTGGTGTACGTAGATATGCCTACAGAGGTAACAGAGGGGAAACACTGGGAATCCGGATGGACGGAAGAAGAGAATGCGATTAGGCAGGTGTGGACACTTGCGGATGATCCAGTCTATCCAGAACCGGAATTAAGTGCAGAAGAAGCACTAAATATAATCATGGGGGTGGTACAGTGACAAGAGAACAAGCAGAGCAGTTGCGGAAACTGTTGGAAAACCAGACAGCCAACATGACCGATGAACAAATATTGAAGTATCCAGACTTTGTGGAGAAGTGGGAAGCCGGGAAAACTTATGCAGTTGGTAAGAGATTGGAGTACAATGGCACCATTTACAAGGTGTTGACCGCTCACACCAGTCAGGCAGATTGGATACCACCGGATGCACCATCTTTATTCGCCAAGGTACTTATCCCAGACAGTAATGTTATACCAGAGTGGGAACAGCCGGACAGCACGAATCCATATGCCAAGGGCGATAAGGTTACGCACAACGGCAAGACATGGCAGAGCACCACGGATAACAACGTCTGGGAGCCGGGTGTGTATGGATGGGAAGAGGTGTAAGGGGACACGTCAACCAGAAAGATAAATGATAATGTCTGTAAAGGAGGACTAAAAAATGGAACAGATTATTAGTTATGTAAAGCCGGAGTTAATGGTGGTTTCTTTTGCCTTGTATTTTCTGGGAAAATGGATGAAAGGCTCACATAGGATTAAGGATAAAGACATTCCACTTTCTCTCGGAGGTATTGGAATTATCATTTGCGGAATGTATGTAACGGCAACTTGCGATTTGGACAGCATGAAAAACGTTTTTATGGCACTGTTCACGTCTGTAGTACAAGGTATCATGGTAGCCGGACTGAGTACATACGTTAATCAGATTATTAAGCAGATTGGAAAGGACGAATAAAGATGGCAACAAGTACGATTAATATTATTGTTATTTGCGTTTTTCTGCTTCTGGCAATGAAGATTTCAAACAGAAAGGACAAATAATGCTTACACCAGAATATCTCTTTCGTGTGACTGAGGGGGCGGAAAAGATAACATCGGATATGCACAAGAACATCATGGACATGATCGTTGAGCGTATAATGGTACGCATAGGTCGTGGAGAAGACTATATGCTTACAGCTACGGACAGGTGGCAGATACAGGTGTTACAGGAATCCGGCTACTTATTGGAAGACATACAAAAAGAGATTGCTGACAAAACGAAGAAGCAAGAGAACGAGCTGAAAAGTGCATTTGAAGAAGCCGGTATAAAAGCTATCGAGAGAGACGATGCGATATATAGGGCGGTAGGACTATCACCTACGCCATTATTGCAATCTCCGGCATTGCTCAGAATACTGGAAAGAGATTATAACGCTACGTGTGGAGAATGGAGAAACCTTACACGAACAACGGCAGATGAAGCACAGAAGTTGTTTTTGAAAGAGGTCGACACCGCTTACCGCATGGCATCAAGCGGTGCTGTATCATACACACAGGCTGTTAGAGATGCTGTTGACAGGATTGTAAAGCAAGGTGTCAAGGTTTCGTATCCGTCCGGTAGAGAAATGAGCATTGAATCAGCCACAATGATGACTGTCCGCACAGGGATAAGCCAGTGTGCCGGAGCGATCGCACTAAAACGAATGGAAGAATTGGAATGGGATACCATCTTAGTATCTGCACATGTAGGAGCACGAATTGGTGATGGCGGTAACAATCCAACGAACCACTTTGGGTGGCAAGGAAAATTCTATTCCCGGACAGGCAAAGACAAGAGATTCCCGGACTTCCGAACATCAACAGGCTACGGAACAGTGACAGGGTTGTGTGGCGTGAACTGCCGACATTCTTTCGGGTCCGGTGACGGTGAAAACAATCCGTATGCAGATATCAACCTGTCGAGTGAAGACAATATCAAAGCGGAAGAGCGTGCGAAAAAGCAACGGCTTATGGAAAGACGCATTCGCAACAGCAAGAGAGAGATTCAGAATTTGCAGACTGCTATAGATGCAAGCGGAGATGATAAGCTTAAATTCGAATTGCAACAGATGTATGATCGCAAGTCAGCGGTACTCAGACGGCAGAATAAGCAGTATCGTGATTACTGCAAAGAAAATGGTCTTAAAGAATATTCGGAACGGCTACGTGTAGCACAGTGGGATAGGTCACAAGCTGTGAGATCAGCAAAAGCAGCACAGAGATATCTTAATACGAAAGGTGATGTAAAATGAGTGGATTGACAAGAATGGCAAAAATGTGCAGAGCTTGTCCGTTTAAGGACAAGTGCAAGAATAAGCGGTTGGAGAAAGAAGCGTATCTTACACCTTTTACCTCACCGATTATTGAAGACATGGCATCACCTGTATTAAAGGCTCATGATTACAGGAATGTAAAGGTTGCAGAAAACACGACAGTCACTATTGATGTAGAGGAACTGAAAGAGAGAATGCGGAAAGAGATATACAGGAAAGCCGGAATCGGATTGAATTATGGAGCGTAACTCATGGAACTAATAACACAGATTCTTGCTATATGCGGTGCTATATCTGTTGTCGGCGGAGCTGTTGCGGTGCTTTCCGGGTGGTACAAATCATGGAAAGAACCAGAAGAAAAACAGGACAACCGTATAGAACAGATTGAAAAGCGAATAACGAACATCGAAACATCTATCACAGGGATTAATCAGAAACTTGATAACGATTATAAGAACATAAGGAATACGAGGGATGATATGAATCTATTAATGAGAAGTATGTTTAATTTGATCGAGAACAAAATCACAGGAAATAACATTGAGGGTTTAAAAAAAACTCGGGAAGAGCTTGTAAATGCTATGACGGACAAGAAACCAAAGGAATTATGAAAATATACTCTTTTACACGACCAGAACTTGACTATTTTGAGTTAGAATGCAACTTTACATCGGATGAATTGAAACTGTTCCGGCTCCGTGCTAAAGCTATGCCTTTAGAGGACTGCGCGGAAGAAATGAATGTGAGTGTGTCTACGGTCAAAAGATTGAGTAGAAGAGTAAATGATAAGATTGAAAGGGTGGTATAGGTATGTGGCTTGAAGATGTAAAACCTTGTAAAGCACACATCGAAGCAACTGGTCAAGAAGTATCGGGCGTACTTGGGTTTGGCGAAATAAATTTTAACGCTGGTTTGATTATTGACGAAAAAGGAAGAAAGAAATATAAGCATGGACATATAGAGTATATTCCTGTTTTTGAAACTGCTGAATTTGTAAAACCTTTTTATGATTTTTCGAATGTCCATACAGAAAAAATAGATTTCCAAGCATATTACGGATCAAGTGCTGGAACTAATATATTTCGCTTAGTTGGAGCAAAACCAATATCTGAAGAAGAGCACAACAAAATTACAGGTACAAATGGATGATTATATGATTGAAAGGGGGATAAAGATATGAACTTCGGAGAAGCCATAAAATGCATGAAAAAAGGAAAGAAAGTTACACGCAATGATAAGATTAGAGAGGTGATTCTATGATACCTAAGATTTTTAAAATAAGCGGATATCTCATAGACCCGACAGGAAGACTTGAACCACACCACATTAAGGCGAAAATGCTTTATGGCTGTGGATTTCCACTTGTAGGACAGCACATTAACGTGCAAAAAGCAGAGATTAAGAAGCTAGATGAAAAGCATCCGCTCATGCAAGAGAATTGTGATTTGGCAGAATGCGAGAAGTATTTCAACAGCGAACCGCCGACAGTGAGCAATAGAAAAGTTGAACCGGGACAGGTATACAGGCACTTCAAGGGCAAGACAGTGAAAGTCCTGTATATTGCACAAGATAGCGAAATGCCGGGACAGTTCAAGGTAGTTTACGAATGCTCTAATGGCGTGTGGTGCAGACCTTACGGAATGTTTGTTAGCAAAGTAGACAGGAAGAAATACCCGGATGTGAAGCAGAAGTATAGATTTGAATTAGTAGAGGAATAATTATGATTTTTAAAGAAGCGTTTGAATTAATGAAACAGGGTGCGAAAGTAAAATTGCCTGGATGGAATGGTTACTGGTGTTGGGATAATGATAAGCAGACGATTATGATTCATTGCGGACCAAAGGATTCCGACAAAGGACAGGGAGAAATTCTTGATATCCGTGAAACGCAGAGAGTGGAATATACTTTCATGCACACACAGAGAGACGATTGGATGATTGCCGATGGAGAGAATTGCGGTGTTCTCGGCGGTCAGTCAACATTTGGCTTTGATGATGCTATCCGTTATCTGAAAAGAGGACTTAAGGTGGCACGTAAAGGATGGAATGGCAAGGGGATGTTCTTGTTTGTCGCAGATGAAATCCATTTCTTTACGAAAACAGAACTGAAAAAGAAAAATGATGAACCTTACGATATGCTCCCGTCAATTACTATGAAAACAGCAGATAATAAATGCGTTGTCGGATGGGTTCCGTCTCAAACTGATATGTTTGCAGAAGATTGGATGTTTGTGGAATGATACCAAAAGAAATTGCACATATCAAAGCAACAGGGCAAAAGAATAAGTGATACTTTTTAGAGACTTTAACGAACTGATAAGGTCTCTTTTTTATGCGTAAAATGAAAGCATAGAGAACAACAAATACTAATTTACAGGAGGTATGAGTATGAATCCATATATGTCATATACACCGTACATGCCACAGGATGCTTATATGCAAGACCAGATGGCATTACGACAACGGATAGACAACTTATCACAGGCTCAACAGCAATACAAGACACAGGCACAGCCGAATGTGAACTGGATACAGGTAGCCGGAATTGACGGGGCAAGGAATCAGATTGTACAGCCGGGAACTACGGCTTGGATGATGGATAACAATGCACCGTATTTCTACGTTAAATCTGTTGACGGTGTGGGAAGTGTTACATTTAAAGCTTTTGAATTTCATGAGGTACAGGCGAACAATCCACAACCTGTAGCGGAAAACATGGACGCTAAGTACGTGACAAGAGAAGAATTCAACAAATTACTGGATACATTGAAACCTCAGCCGGAAGAACAGAAAGGGGAGCTGACGCATGAGTAATCCGTTAATGGGAATGATGGGCGGTATGCCGGGTGGCAATGGTCCATTCGGAATGATTCAAAGAATGATGGGGATGATGCAGAGTACACAGAACCCCGGAGCAATGTTACAGAATATGGCGCAGAGCAACCCGAACATCAAAAAGGCTATGGAGATGTGCCAAGGAAGAAACCCGAAAGATGTATTTATGGAGATGTGCCAGAAAAATGGCATGAATCCAAACGACATTATCAATAAAATAAAGTGATATCCAGACGGAGTGCACACGTCTTGATAAATAAAAGAAAAGGAGAACCAACATGAACGAGGGATTAAACACACTTAGTGCTGCCGATGTAGCAGCAGTCACAAGAAACAACGATGGAAACATGTGGGGTGACGGTGGATGGTTCTGGATTATCATTCTTGCTTTCCTGTTTTGCGGTAACGGATGGGGAAACAACAACGGAACACATGACGCTTTTGTTTCTGACGAATTCGTGAAAAGAGATATCTTTAACACAAATCAGAATGTGTCCAACACAGCTTGCGAGACACAGAGAGACGTATTAGAGAACCGCTATACCACACAGCTTGGCTTGCAGAACTTACAGGCTCAGCAGGCTCAGTGTTGCTGCAACACACAGAAAGAGATCTTACAGAGTAGATATGATGCAGCATTACAGGCACAGAACATGCAGGCACAGATGGCACAGTGTTGCTGTGACATTAAAGAAAGCATCTTAGCAGATGGACAGGCTACACGCCAGTTAATCCAGGATAACACGATTCAGAACTTGAGAGACAAGCTCGCTGATCGTGACAGAGATTTGCAGACAGCATACTGGCAGATTTCACAGGTTTCACAGACCAATAACATTATTGATGCGGTGAGACCGACACCAAAACCGGCTTATATGTCTTGCAGTCCATACTTTGCGTATAACGCATTTGGTAATGGTTGCTGTGCAAGTGGGAATGTGATGTAAGTGAACGATATATCACTACTCGACTTTCTAACAGTGTACGGAGTTGCTTTGCAGATAGCGAATTTTAACAGTGATTTATCACAGGCGAGTAATTCCGACATCGAAAAACACTTGCACGAACAAGACAGTAAGTACTTTTTGAAAATAATTGAAAACCAAAACAAAATCATAAGCATGTTGGAAGAATCCATATCTACGAAAAAGTAGTCTTGCGAACATCAAAGAGAGTAGGCATGCGCTTACTCTCTTTTTTAAGAAAGGAGAAAAAATATGTTAAATTCTATTGCTAAAAATGCTCAGACGGTAGCAACAAATCAGAATGTATTATTTACGGAAACAAGAGTGAAAAGCCGTAGATGTGCTTGTAACACAGGGTGGCTTGCACATGACAACGGCAGTGGACTTTTCGAAATCACAAACCGTGGAAATCTGCCGATGGCGGTCGAAGTTGAGTTTAACGGAAACGTTACGGCATCTGCAATAGGAGCGGTAGCGTTATCTATCAAACAGAACGGGGAATCGATTTCCGGTACAGAAATGGACTATACAGTAGCAACGGCAAATGTGTATCAGAATGTCGGTGCAGCTACATTGATTGCAGTTCCGGCCGGAAGTAGCGTCACTGTATCGGTTGGCAACATCGGCACAGTCGAAACATTGGTTAAGGATGCGAATATCATCATTAAAAAGCTCTCATAGAAAAGGGGTGAGTTTCTATGATTGATTTTAAAAGCAACCTAGATGTCAAAACTCCGAAAGAAATCTTTGCCGAAATCAACGAACGGTTTATCGGAGCTGTTATGATGCACGGACAGTTTGCAGACTACTTCGATTTCCTTGGCTTAAAAGGCTTTAAGCGGATGCATGAGTACCAGCACATTGCGGAAAGCTTGGAACGTAGGAAAGTGTGCCGATATTTTATAAGCCATCACAATCAGCTTATTGATGATGCATTTGATGGAAAAGTGAATGTTATCCCGGATGCGTGGAGAACGGCCAAACGGTTAAGCGTTGGGAAAAGCACAAAGCAGAAAGCCGTAGAAGATGGCTTTGTCGAGTATCACAATTGGGAATCCGAAACAAAGGAAGTGTACGAACAGTACGCACACACGCTAAGAGAAAACGGTCATGTGGCTGATGCTATGTTCGTGGAATGTTTAGTAGAGGATGTAAGCGAAGAATTAAAAACTGTAGAATGTATGATTAACGACTTCATATCTACCGGATATGACATGGTATACATCACAGAAATTCAATCGGAGATTCACGACAAATACAAAAAGAAAATGAAAGGAATCGAGGTGTAATAAATGAGCGAGATCAAAAAGATTTTGGAAGAACAGCTTGAACGTGAGAAAGCATCTGCAAGAAAAGACTTAAATATGTCTAACTTACAGGCAATGTACATGATTACATCTACATTGTGCAATATGAAATCTTTGGAATGTGAAAGCGTACCGGGGATGATTGCGGATGCATCGGAAAACCTTATCAAGAAGTACAGTAACGGAAAGTACGACAAAAACATTGATGCACTATATGACCAGTACATTATAGCGAAAGAGATGTATCAGCAGAACGGAGATCAAGCACACAGAGACAAACTGATGGAAAGTGTCGGGAAACTTATGGTAGAAGTGTACGACATGCTTTCATCTATGGTGATGGATTCAGATTTTGCGGAAGAACGGAAAGAGATTCAAAGGCAAATCAAGAAGCTTGCGGAAATGTAAAAGCATGGGTACGGAGTACTATATATATTAATGTTACGATATATACGGTGAATCACATAGGACATTTTCTTTTCTTACTTGATACACCTCCTTTCATTAAAGCCTAATAGCGGAATGCTGATTAAAGGGCGGTCAAACGCCCGTTAGGCTTTTCCCTAAGGTTGCGGACTTAGGGAACCGTCATTTTATGTTACCTCCTAAAAATATAAAATGATAAATTTTCATCCGCAAAGGATAGTGCACAGTATGGTGCATGGATTCATGTCCGGCTATCCTTTTTCTGTATAGAGTTAGTTACGGAACAATATGCAGATTGACCGTCAAATATCCGTAACAGTGGTTGGAACTGTATAGAGGGAACACTTACACCAACCACTAACGGGATATAGTTCAATGGTAGAACAAAAGTCACAATCATCTCTTTTAAAAAAGACTTATGTCCACGGTTCGATTCCGTGTATCCCGATTACCCCGACAGAGGTTCATCTGTCTGAATCCCTACCGCAGACGAAGCGGTTAATAAGAGACGTTGAGGAGGATATGCAACATGAAAAATATTATTCAGATTATCAAGGATGCTGGTCTTGAAATTACAGATGAGCAGAAAAAGACAATCGAAGATGCAGTGAAAGAGAATTACAAAAGCGTATCTGACTATGATAAGCAGACACGAAAAGTAGAAACTCTGACACAGGAACGTGACAACTTTAAAACACAGTATGAAACAGCGAAAGAGACTTTGGACGGTTTCGAGGGAAAAGACTTCGATGCAATCACAAGAGAACGTGATGAGTGGAAGACAAAAGCTGAGAATGCGGAAAAAGAATGGAAAGACAAGCTTGATGCCAGTGAAAAAGAGTACAACCAGAAGATTGAAGAAAGAGACTTCAATGACGTTCTGACAAAGGCTCTTGCGGGCGAGAAATTCAGTTCTGATTTTGCCAAGACTGGCATTATCAACATGATTAAGGATAAAGGCCTGAAACGTGAGGGCGAAAAGATTCTTGGTCTTGATGATTACATGAAAGAATTGAAAGAATCTCAGAAAGATGCTTTCGTGGCTGATGGTAAGACACCACCAGTATTCACTACACCTACAGAAAAAGGTGGAAGTGAACAGAAAGCAGAGCCGTTTGTTCCTGGAACTGTTTGGTAAAACCATACTGTGAACCGACTATCAATAGGAGATAGCCGTTGACCTTAAAGAATTAAAGGAGAACAAAAATGGCAGAAACAACAAGAATTACATCGTTAAACATGTTACTTGATCCAACCGGAAAAATGCTTCTTGCAGAAGAGTACGGAAAGGTCATTGAAAACGTCCAGAAGAACACTATTTCTGGAAAAATGAAAAATACCGAACTTTCCGGTGATCCGTCAGCCGGAACCGTAGAAGCGAAAAGATTCGCAAATGCGACATCTAAGAATTACGGAACTGCCAGAGGTGCAGCTAAAGGTGATGGAGTAAAAGGAAAGCCGGTTACGATTCCGATCAATGTAGATAAGGAAATTGTAGAAGAGGTTGAACAGAAAGACGTATCTCTTCTCGGAGTAGAGGGACTTATCGCAAAAAGAACAGCAAACCATGCACTTAGAATGATCGCAGAACTCGACACTGAGTTCTTCAAAGTTGCCGGAGCAGATGCGACAGAAGTTGATCTGACAGGTATTACAGCTATTGAGGAACAGGCTGAAACCATGATTCAGCAGTGCGAAACCACCAAGAATGAATATGTGGACGGAGTACCTCGTTCTATGATGAACATGATCTGCACACCAAAATTCTACGGAAAAATCCGCACATATCTGGACAAAGTTACAGTTCCGGGTGTTGGCGTGGCTGACGAAGAGTTCTACGCTTATCATGGCGTAAAAACATTCTCATGCGTGCACATGCCGACAGACGTTGATGTGATCGTGATGGTGGATGGAGCTATCGCACAGCCTGTTAAATCCACACCATACAGTGCTGAGAAGATTCCTCTTTCAGAAGCATATGGCATCGAACTCTTTTACCATTACGGAACAAAATCTGTAATGCCAGACCTTATCTTCAAGAACAAGAAAGGTGAGTAAGCATGAGACGGTTTGAAGACTTGGAAACAGGAAGAATCTTATCAACTGATCATGAAACGAGTGCTCAGTTGATGGAAAACAATCCACAAAAATACAAAGAAGTCAGTGACGTAAAGCCAAAGACAAGATCGAATACAAGAAAGTAGGAAAATTAGGTGAAACACTATGGCGTACACAGATTATAAGTTTTATACAAAAAAATTTTTTGGAAAAACAATTCCAGAAAGCGAATTTCGTGAATATGCTGAACGTGCTAGTGACTGCATAGACAACTACACTATGGATCGTCTTGTCGATGGACTTCCAGAAAATGAGCGAGCAGAAACAAAAGTTCAAAAAGCTGTATGTGCAGTAGCTGATGAAATGTATAAGATAGATCAATCTAAAAAAGCTTCTATGGATGCCATAGGAACCATACAGAGAGAAGATGGGACGGTCGTAAATAAGACCGTCTCTTCTGTTTCTTCTGGAAATGAAAGCATATCTTACGCTAACGGGAACAGCCAGAGCAATCGGTATACCGTAGCAGCTACCAATGTGCAAGAAGAGAAAAAACTGCTTCTCGAAGCAGCGGTTAGCTATCTTTTTAACGTTACCGATGATAACGGAGTGTACTTGCTATATAGAGGGATTTGAACAATGGGAATTATTAAAAGATTATTTTGCAAACACAAAAAGAAAATCCATGCCGGAACGTATCTGGAAGATATCGGAAACGGGATAAAAGAAACAAGGCACATATGGAAGTGTGAAAAATGCGGTAAGAAGTTTTATTAACGAGAGGTGATACCAATGTATAGCAAAACCATAACTGTATTCAACAAATACACGAATCAGAAAGATGAAATATTTTGGTATCCGACCGTAATTAAAGGTGTTCAACTCATTGTTGATAAATCCGCAAACATCGAAAAGACAGGACTTGATACGGCTGACACGGCAACGCTCCATGTTTTGTACCGCATGGTATCAGATGAAAAAGTAGTAGCTGGAAAAAAGTATCTTGAGCCTAAAAAATGGGCGAAACAAATTAACGATACGCTTGGACATACCGTCACATTTGCAAGCGGTGACTTTTTCATTGAGGGCGAACATGATGAAAAGATGATAGCAGACGAAGATTATCAGAGCCGGAGAGACGGTGGCTTTTATGATTATATGAACAAAAATCACGACAATGTATTCTTAATCACAAATGTCGGAACATACACACTTATTCCACATTTTGAGATAGGGGGAAAGTAAATGGCACGTAGCAGAATGTTCCATTTTCCGAACATCTCGATAGTTGAAGCTGACATCAAAGTGAATGTGAATTTTGACCGATTCGAAAAGCAATTCCAAGATGCTCAACTTTGGTTAGATGAACAGGTATGGACAGGCACAAAAAAGTATATTCCGCAAAGAGACGGAATGTTGATTGATACTACTAGTGTGCAGAATGAATCCCTGAAAGGTAGTGGAAAGGTTTATGCCGGATATGGTCCTTACGCAAGATTTTTGTACATGGGAAAAGTTATGGTAGACCCGGAAACAGGATCACCGTGGGCGAGACCGGGGGCGAAAAAGGTGGTAACAGACCGTGATATTCAGTTCTCGAAAGAGCCGAACCCTTTTGCAACAGACCATTGGTTTGATGCTGCTAAAGATGAATTTTGCGATACATGGGTAAAAGGAGTGAAAAAACGTGCAGGCGGTGGATAGTAAAAAAGCAGTTAAATACGATGTTGATGGATACGACATTGTAACAAATGCACTTAAAGATTTGCTGAATCAGTATCCGGGATTGGAAACCGGAGAAGTGTTTAAATTCTCCACTCTGAAAGAAGATGATGGAATAGCATTCTATCCGGTATCCGGTGCGGTGATTGCACAGGAGAAAAAATCGGTAACAGGTAAGGTGAATCAGCTTTGCAACTACCCATTTTATATCGTGTACAGGACATCCCGTGATTCTCCGAATATGAAAGCGGATATAAAGGAATTTCTTGATAGTGTAGGTAAATGGCTGGAACGACAAACAGTCGTGATTGATGGCGAAAAACAAAAGCTTTCATCTTACCCAACACTTACAGAAGAACGAAAAATAGAAGAGATTACAAGAATCACACCATCATATCTTGACAAGACTTACGAAAACAATGTGCAAGACTGGGTGATTAGTATGTCTCTTAAATACAGAAATGTATTCATAAGAACTAATTAACCGGACATCAATTGGAGATGTTCGCTGACCGTAAAAAGTTAACGGTAGAAAGGATTTTAATATGGGAAATCTTAGTAGAGAAGCACTCGCACATTATCTGGACTATAGCTTCAAACAGACAGTAGCAAGTGCTACGTGGGAAATCCTTGGTGATGACATCGACGATATGTCGGTTGATCTGAACCCGGATACAGAGACGAAGAAGAACATTCTTGGTCAGACAAAAACAACAGATAATGGATATGAACCGTCTATGGATGCAGATACATACTATGCAAACCCGGACAAAAAGCTGTATCCGAAGATTAGGGATATTGCAATGAAACGATTGAAAGGAGCGGACTGCAAAACACTTATGCTGGAAGTCCTTGTGGAAGATACAAGTGCAGAAAACCACCTTGCGTATGTCGAAGAGGTTATGGTAAAACCTCAGTCTTATGGTGGAGATACATCTGGTGTAAACATTCCGTTCAAGGTGTCTTCCGATGGAAAGAGGACAGAGGGATATGTAAGTGCCACTTCGCTCGCTTCTGGAAACCCAGAATTTACAGCCGGAACAATCCCACATAGTCTTTCTACAGGAAAAGAAGTACTGTAACGCTTTATTAACAGGAGGAATAATATGAGCAACAAGTTACCAAAAAAAAGAAATGATAGCGAACTGGTTATTAAGATAAATGATGGCCGAGTCAAAATTCCGATCAAAAACCAGTTTGGTGAAACTCTTGGAAGTATAGTGTTCGCACCGACTGACACTAACATTGTTGACAGATACGAAGAAGTCGTTCGATTTTGGAAAAATTACAAGATGCCGGAAGATGACAGCATTGAAGCTGCCAGAAAAGCAGAAAAAGAAATTTCAGAGAAAATGTCTTATCTGATTAATGGAGATGCAGAAAAAGCATTTTTCCAGGTTCTCGGACCGTTTTCGCCAATGGATGATGGAAGAATTTTCCTCGAAATTGTAATTGACAGTGTTGCAAAAGTCATTGAAACAAAACTGAACACAAACGTAACAAAGGTACAGCGCCGTGTAAATAAGTACGTGGCCAAGTACCATAACTAATGGATGTCTGGAAACTTCCGAAATCCGTTAACGTAAACGGCAAAGAATATCGAATACGCTCAGATTACAGAGCCGTGTTAGATATTCTTTGTGCTATTAATGATCCCGATATAGTAGCCGGAATGTCAGAGGAAGAAAAAAACTTGGAGATATACACAACGATTCTGGCTATATTCTACGAAGACTTTGATAATCTTCCAACGGAAGACTGGGAAGAAGCTTTAAAGACGGCGAAAGAGTTTATCGACTGCGGATTTAAGGAAGATAAGAAAAAACCGCAACTTATGGATTGGAAAAAAGATGCAAAGATTCTGATTCCGGCCATTAATAAAGTGGCACATGAGGATATTCGTGAGAAAGAGTACTTGCATTGGTGGACGTTCATGGGACTTTTCATGGAGATTGGAGAATCTCTGTTCAGCACTATCACTAACATTCGTGAAAAAGTCTCAAAATGGAAGAAATTGGATAGTTGGGAAAAAGAATTCTATTCTAGCAACAAAGAACTTGTTGACCTTAAAGCGACACCAGAGCGAAGCGAAGAAGAAAAAGAAGAATTAAGAAGAGTATTCGGGCTCGCAAATAATTAACCGGGTATCATGTGGAGATACCCGCTGACCGCAAATATTTAGCGGTAGAAAGGACAATACATGACAGAAGATGGAAGTATTGTTATCAACACAAAAATAAGAACTGATGGTGTAAAGGCTGGCACACAAGAAATTGAAGCCGGATTGCGAAGAGCAGCAAACAGGGTGGATAATTTAGGGACGTCTGCAAAAAACGCCATCAACAAGCAGATAGATGCTTTTGCAAAACTGAATAACGAATACATCGCACAAGAGCAAAAGGTAGAATCGTTACGCCAAAAGGTAGAATCCTATGCAAATCAGCGCATCCCAACCGCAGAATACAAGAAAATACAGGACGAGATAGAAACGACTACGGCAAAAATGAATCAACTCATAAAGGCTCAAGAGTGGTTTGTTTCTAATGGTGGAGATATCAATTCTAATATATATAGAGATCAGCAACGTACTGTGGATGAGTGGTCAAATTCGATCGAAAACGCTAAAAATAAATTGGCTGATTTAGAAAAAAGTGGCAAAGCGTTTAAAGAAATTAAGAGTGCAGAAGCTCCGCAAGCCGAAGTTGAAAAACTTGCTGTTGCGGAAAGAAGACTTGCTGATATGCAGAACCGATTAAACACATCGTATTCTGGCATTAAAAGCAAACTGGCAAGTTATGGTACTGGTTTGGTTTCCTTGAAAGAAAAACTATTTGGAGTAAACAGTGCTAATAGTAAAACTGCAAATTCCAATTCAAAACTGAGTAGGTCATTTAAAGACGCTAGTAAATCAGCCGGATCAGCAAGAATGAGTATCGGAAGAATGCTTACGATGTCTGTGTTGTTTAGCAGTGTTTTTCGAATTCTTAGTGCTCTTACACAAGGAATAATAGGTGGATTCAATAATCTCGCTCAATATTCCAAAACCACAAACGCAAATATATCTACTTTGTGGGGGAGCCTTATCAGATTGCAAAATGCATTTGCTACAGCTTTCAGTCCGATTCTGGAAGTTGTGACACCGATACTGTCACGATTCATTGACCTTATCAGTACAGCCATAACCTATGTAGGAATGTTTTTCGGGTATCTTGCCGGGAATAAAACATACACAAAGGCACTGGCAGTACAAAAAAATTATGCTGCCAGTCTGGACAAGACCGCCAAGTCTACGAAGAAAGCCACAAAAGCAGCGAAAGACTACCTGTCACCACTGGACGAAATTAATCGGTACACAACAAATAAGGATACCGACACAACACCGTCTGGATCCGGTGCAAACGGAACACCAATCAGCAAAATGTTTGAAGAAGTTCCAATAGATGTACCGCCGATTTTTGAAAAAATCAAGGATGTACTGGGGCAGATATTCCAACCATTTAAAGAAGCGTGGGAACGTGAGGGAAAGAACACAATTGATGCTGCTAAGTATGCATTGTCGGAGCTTGGAGCACTGGCAAAGAGTGTCGGCAGTAGTATGTTGGAAGTCTGGACGAATGGTACAGGCACACAGATATTGTCTACCATGTTACAGATCGCACAGGGACTGCTTACAACGGTCGGGAATATCGCAAGGCAATTAAATATAGCTTGGAATAAAAACGCCGTAGGAACGGCCATTATACAGGCTATAGCAGACGCTTTCCAAAAGGTACTTGATATCATCAATCGTCTTGTGTGGGATACGGCTCAGTGGGCGGGATCGTTGAACTTTTACCCGTTACTTAATTCGATTAAGAATCTGTTTGAATCTATGTCACCGCTGATAGAAGCTATTGGAAGTTTCTTAGAAAGATTGTATACGAACATTATATTACCGATGCTTACATGGCTGATAGAGAGCGGTCTTCCGGCACTTATTAATGTACTTGCTGGCTTGTTTAATTTCCTCGGTGAACATCAGTGGATTGTTGATGCCATTGGGACAGCATTAGTTACAGCGTTTGCTACATCAAAGATAGTTCCTTTAATTGCAACTATATCAAGCGCAGTTCTTGGATTTGCTGGACACATAGGAACACTAATCGATATTCTAAAAGGCGGTGGTGGATTAATTGGCGTTATCGGTCAAGTAGTTTCTACGTTTGGCATTGTTCCTATTGCAATAGCAGCAGCAATAGCAGCAATCATATTAATAGCTACTCACTGGGATCAACTTAAAGCTGTAATGTCAAAGCTTATAGACTGGATAAAAGGGGTATTTGCCGTTGATTGGAATGCTCAACTCGGAGTATTGGGCGAGGGAATAGAAGTTTTATTAAGTACCGTGAAAGGTGTTTTTGACAGTATAAAGCAGATATGTTCTGGATTTATCTCATTCTTTAAATTAGTTTTTACAGGCCAATTCAAGGCTGCCGGAAAAGAATTATTGAACATTCTTCGAGCAGAAGCAAATATGATCTATTCGATATTCAAAACCCCAGTCAATGAGGTTATTGCTTTGTTTAATGCAATGGGACAGGCGATTGTCAAAGCGATTAATAATCTGATTGATGGATTGAATCATATTAAGGTGCCGGATTGGGTTCCGGGTATTGGTGGTAAAGGAATTAATCTTTCTCATGCGAACTTCACGAGGGTTCCTTACCTTGCACAGGGCGCAGTTATTCCGGCCGGGAATCCGTTTTTAGCGGTGCTTGGTGACCAGACAAAAGGAAACAACTTGGAGATGCCGGAAAATCTGTTAAGAAAAATCGTAAGTGAAGAAAGCGGTAAAGGTACAGGAATGATAAAACTTGTGGTAAATCTGGACAGCAGAACGGTACTTGAACAGCTTATTAATACAGCAAAAGAGATGCAGATGTCCAATGGACAGAATGTATTCGAACTTGGGAGGTAGGTAAAATGGCACAGCAAGTGATTAAGATTAATGGTCGGACTATTCATCAGCCAGACACATTCAAATTCAGCTTTGCCACTACCTCTACAGAGGGAACAGAGCGATTAATGAGTGGAGTTATGTGCAATGAACCGATGTTCACGGTAGAATCTTACGCTTATGAGGGAAGTGACATAAGCATATCGGAAATGGCAAGCCTTTTGCAGATGATTGTAAATCAAAGGCAGGTGCAGCTATATTATTTTTCCGTGTATTACGGAAGATGGAGAGAAGCACCGTTTTATGTCACACAAGGAAGTGTAGATATCGGGACATTAAAAGAGGGAGAAGAAAAGTACAAATCCCTTAGTTTTAACATAATCGGGGTGAATCCACTATGATACACATTAGCAATGCATATAAGAAAGCTATATACGGACGTAGTGACTGGTATCCATCTGCAAGGGTTACTTTCTTGGATGGCACAGTGCTAAATCTTGGCCGATCCGAATTTTTAATATCTGGCAACAACATTGTTGATGGAGCTGGTACACAAAGTTTGCCACTCGGCAATGTTGTTTCCAGAAAAATTACAGTAAAGCTGTATAACGCAGATGACAGATATAGAGTTCATAGCTTTCTCAGTGCAAAGATAACATTGTATAAGTCAATTAGCACGGATATGGGTGATCTGACTATAAAAAGTGGCACTTATACCGTAATTGACCCGGAAAGCTATGGGGATACCGTAAGCTTTTCTGCTTACGATGATGCATATAAGCTTGATCGTGATTACACGACACATTTAAAATACCCCCTCAAGCTGTCTGAAATATTGATAGATTCTTGCAGAACGTGCGGAGTACAGTTAGACACAGTACATTTTAACGGAGAAGATATAACCGTAAAAGAAGCACCGACAAACACTACTCACAGACAGGTTGTTGGATTAATATCCATGATCGCTGGTGGAAATGCATGGATGAATGCGGACAACCATCTACAGATTACAGATTACGACATGACACTTTTTGACGGAATGACCGATCTTGATGGTGGGTGGTTCGATGATCCAAGGCGAAATTATGACGGCGGTCAATTTGAGACAGATGTCATCACTGAAAAGTATGTGACATATTCCGATTTGTCTGGTGGAAGTTTTGGTGATGATATTAATGAATTTTTTTACGATGATCTTGACTGGAACAAAGAGTTGTACACAAGCGGTTCCAACATGGACGGTGGCTATTTTGACAATGGATTAGAACTTTTAACGGATGATTCTTACGGGATTATGTATCGTTCAGTAGAACGCAAACAGAGAAATCCTTATCACTTAATATCAAAGCAACATGATGGATTCCGACTCAGAGACGGACGTACATTAGGCGTTCATTCGGTAGATGCGGAAGAGGCAAGCGGATATATTCTTTCCGATGCCACTACTTACTACACAAGTGGAAACAATGCCGATGATGGAACGTTTGAGTTGGCTGATAATTTCCATTTTTTAACACAGTGGAAGAGTGGGTTAACAACCGGAGTTGAAAACATAAAGATTACAGGCGTGCAAACAACGGATAATGAAAACACATATACTTACGGCACTGATGGGTACGTTTTGGCAATAGAAAATTCGCTTATTGAAGATAAAAATCTTCTCGTAAATACAGTGGGGGCAAAGCTTGTAGGATTAACATTTATGAATTTTTCTGGTGAACATTTATCTTATCCTTTGGCAGAGTTTATGGATCTTGCCTATGTGATTGATCGTGCCGGAAAGACGAACAGGACGATTCTTACAGACATTACATTTAACTTTCTTGGATTTACTCAGCTTAAATGCTCGGCTGAAAATTCTGTGAGAAACAGTAGTAAATATGTAAGCGCAGAAACCAAAGCTATTCAAAAATCTTCGAAAATTACCGAAAAAAAAATTAGTAAATATGATGAAGCTGTTCAGTCACTTACAGCCTTAATGACACAGGGGATGGGATTTTTTAAGACCGAAGAAATCAAAGAAGATAAATCAGTTATATTTTATCTCCACAACAAAGAACGGTTGGAAGATTCGAACATTATCTGGAAAATGGTTGGTGATGCATTTGCAGTGTCTACAGATGGCGGTAAGACATGGAACGCCGGTTTGGATTCTAATGGTAATGCAGTAGTTAATGTACTTTCTGCCGTAGGTATTAACTGCGATTGGATACATTCTGGAACATTGACACTTGGCGGTTATAACAATACAAATGGACATTGTGCCATTGAAAATGCGGATGGCAAGGTTGTTGGAACATTAGGAGTAAACGGATATTACTCAAACGATCCTAAAGATCAATATGCTATCCGTGTAAATAATGGGCAAATTGATGTATACGGAAGTAAAGGTACACTGGTTGGAACCGTAAAGTATGTGCAAGGCACTGGTGATGGAAGTGAAGGAATAGAAATGTATGTGCATAGCGGTAATCGCTATTCCGCTGTTAGTGTAAGCACTAATGGACGGACAGCAATATGGGGAGATTCCGTTTTAGTTGCAACAGACAAACTTATTACCGGAGGTACACAAGCCAAAACTGGACGTGCGGTATTTTCTGATGGAAGTTATTTGGATTATCGAAACGGTTATTTAATCGGTGGCAGAACAGCAAGCGGTACAACATTTTAAGGAGACAGCATATGACAAAAACAGAAAGTGCGGTTCAATGGGCTATTGGGATAGCCAACGACAACAGGCATGGTTATTCGCAGATACAAAGTAGGAGATGGGGGAATCCAGATTATGATTGCTCTTCACTTGTCATATCTGCATGGCAACAGGCCGGAGTACCTGTAAGATCTAACGGTGCAACTTATACAGGCAATATGTATAATGTTTTTCGAGCCTGTGGTTTCACGGATGTTACATCGAGTTGTAACCGTGCTACGGGAGCTGGTATGCAAAGGGGTGATGTACTACTTAATGTGACATACCATACAGCGATGTATATTGGAAACGGTCAGATGGTGCAAGCATCATCTACAAGAGGACATCCAGAACCAGGGGATCAAACGGGAACAGAGATATGGGTGTGCAGATATTATAATTATTCGAGAGGATGGAATTATGTACTACGTTATACTGCCGGTGGAGATTCGAGTAGCGGTGGAGGACAGGAACCAATACAACCGCCATCCGGAGTTTCGCTTGTACAGTGGATTCCTGGATAGAAAGGAGAAGATATATGGCAATTCAAATGCGTAGGGGGCAATTAAAAGATTTTGATGCAAACAAGATGCTCCCCGGAGAATTTGCAGTTACTATAGACGAAGCTGTAGAAAATCAAAAAGTTTTTATGTGCTTTTCTGCAGGGACAATAAAAGAACTGGCTACAAAAGAAGATTTTGAAGCTGATTTAAAAAGCATACAGCAAGCCATAAAAGATGCGAATAATGCATCGAAAAAGGCACAAGATGCTATAGATAAAGCTAACCAAATTGTGGCCGGAAAAGTCGGTATCGATGACACACAGACCAGTACGTCAACGGTATATTCTTCACAGAAAAGTGATGAAATATATGTAAAGAAAACAGATTATGATAATCTTGTGAAAAAAGTAGAGACGTTGGTAGATGATTTGTCTGACGCAATAGTAAGTAGGTGATAAAATGGCAGATGCATATATAGAAGAATTAAATAAAGCGGATAGCCTTTCAGATGACGATACTGTCTTGCTCCACACCAAAACCGAAGATTTGCAACTAACTATCGGAATGCTGAAAACTTTAATGACAGTAGAAAAAGCCATAAAGCTTGCTAATCCGCTTTTGGTATCTATAACAGGAGATGCGACCGGGGATGGAACTACAGATGGTAGAGAGGCACTTTTTATTGAATTATCGAACATAAAAGCTTCAAGCTTGAAGAACAGCATTAAAATTAATGGAACGGAATTTGACGGAACAGAGGGAATCACTACAGAACGATGGGGAACAGAAAGAACTGTAACGATCGGTGGATGTGAAAGGAAAGTAAACGGAGAAACAGATGTTAACTTTCCGGCAAATGAAGTTTTCTCCGGATCCGGACAACCTTATGTCCCGACAGCCGGAGGAAATATGACAGGAAACCTAAAAAGGGAAATAAATGAATCAAGTTATAATTTGTTTGAAGCAACTACAGAAAGCGAAGAATCTGGCGTTTCAGTAAAATTAAAAGTTGGTGATATTAATGCCAATATTGTTATCCAAAGTCTTTCACAACCTTATTGGCATAATGGAGTAAATTTAAAAAAATTACTTACAGAAGACGATATCTATGAACTTGAACGAAGAATTTCAGAACTTGAAAGCATGGCCACACAAACGTTAGCAGTAGCAAAGGAGGATGATGCAAATGGCTAATGAAAATTTAAAAGCGCAGAAAATATATGGAAAATACATAAAAGATCTTCCGCAAGTCACAGAATTGAACGATACGGATGATATTATCGTAGAAGATTCTACTCCAATAACAAGCAGAGCGAAGCTAGGAGTGTTGTTTGATTCCATTAAAAAAAGAATTGCATCTACTTGGAGATTTGTAGAACTAAACAACCAAACTATCATGGAATATGCTAGTGAGTTGGATAGCAATAAAATAGGGAATAAAGATAATCTCATCAGTATTCTTGCTACTAACGCAAAAAAAGTAGAAGATTGTCTTACACAAACAACAGAAAGCGGAGTCTACCGTTGGTATTCAGCTAAGAATCAACCGTCCACAGGTGGATACATAATTGTATTTAAGTATAACAGTAATACATCTATGAGACTTGCACTGGCTGATAATGGTATATATTATTCTACATATAATGCTGGTGTTTCATATGGATCCTGGGAGAAATTGTAATCATTTCGCAATAACGTAGCATACTGGATCGACCGTTAGGTCGGCACTCCATATTGAATCAAGCTGTACATACGGTCCGGTGATTGGGCAATAATAATCAATATAAATTACTCCGAATTTTCCGTTATCGAATACGTATGGTTCATCCAAGACGATGCTATTTTTATTTAACTCAGAAAAATACGGGAACAATATTTTTCTGGACTTTCTCCATAATTATAGTATCTTATAGAAAGGAAATTAAGTAATTATGGAAAAAATGAGCGAAGAAACCATTTGCGAAGTAGTCAAAAGCTGTGCCTACGGCTACACTGTAGACGAATTGGCAGAACACTACGGCATGGAAAAAGCAGATGCAGAAAAGTTTGTGAAAGATCATGCATCAGAGATTGAGGAAACGAAAGAATATTTAAAACAGGAGGGATATATTGAATAGGGTAGTCGATGTTTCTGAACATAACGGGAACATCGACTGGACAAAAGTAAAAGCATCTGGCATTGTAGGTGCTATCATCAGATGCGGATATGGACAAGATCAGACAGGACAGGATGATAAAAAATGGCTGAGAAATGTATCTGAATGTGAACGTCTTGGCATCCCTTACGGTGTGTACCTGTATTCTTACGCAAAGACTACAGGTACAGTACAGGGAGAAATCAACCACGCATTAAGACTTCTGAAAGGACATTCCCCGGCATGGCCTGTATATTTTGACAGCGAACAGCCGGGAACGCAGGGCGTTGCAAAAGCCAATGCAAAAGCATTTTGTGACGCAATGGTGGCACATGGATATAAAGCCGGAATCTATGCATCTACATCTTGGTACAAGAACTATATCGGTCAGACACGGGGATATTCTCTGTGGATTGCATCTTACGGCTCTAAATCTGCCGGAGTAAACGGAATTGATATGTGGCAGTACACGTCAAAGGGTTCTATTCCAGGCATTCCAGGTTATGTGGATGTGAACTATGTGTATAAGAATCTTGATGGTACTGCAAAGCCTGTGCAGAAACCGAATTCTACACAGACCACAACAGCAAAACCGACAGATGAATCTTGGAAAGGTGACAAGAGATATTACCTGGAAAACACCCGTGTAGGGGCATGGCAGAAAGCCATGAACAAAGGGTTTGATACTAACGCACTGTCTGTTGATGACAAATTCGGTGTCGGCTCACAGAATTTTGCTAAAACGCATATCTTATGGTCGGGGCAGACGCACAACTGTATCACGGCTATTAGATGGCTTAGACGTACCCTCAGAGACGTATATGGCTTTACGAAGTTGTCTTATAATGAGGGGTGGACAGACTACCTCGGGAAGTGCGTAGAAGTATTCCAGAGGAACAGAGGACTTACACCGGATAGAAAAGTAGGACTTATCACGACCTACTGGCTCTTATCCGGCATCGTGAAATAAAATTAAGAGCAAATATTCTTTACATACAATACCAAAAATCCCACTACTGTTTTCTCACCAGTAGTGGGATTTTGAATTATTTATTAATTACATATTTTATATCTTTTGTTGACCAGAAATCCGGCGCAACATTAATTTCGAAACTCTTAAAATCTGTAGGTACTTGATATACGATGATTCCATTCATTTTCTTTCCGGAAGCAACTGATCCGTCTAATTGCGTTTTCCCCTCTGCTTCTGGTGCTTGCTGTCCGAGAATGTCTTGATTCAACGA